TGGTGGAACTACACTTCCATCCGCAGGAACAGCAACATTATTTAGTAGAACATCTGATAACAATACTTATTTGCAAACAGGTAGTGGAAATAATGTTCTTTTTCTTGATGGTTCACAAAATACATTAGTAAGTTTTTCTCCTACAACACTATCTTTTAACATAAGCAATACAAACAAACTAACTTTAACTACTTCATCTTTATACACAGCAAGTGGAGTTAATGTAGGTATAGGTACTAGTAGTCCTACAACAACACTTGCTGTTGCTGGTGGTATATCTGGAACTGGAGCATTAAATATTAGTGGTAGTGGATGGGGAGTACTTCCTTATGTAGCAAATTCTTTAGTAGTCGATAGCAATGCAGGTGAAACTCGATTATTTGCAACAGGAACAAATTCAAGTACGCAAGGTAATTACCTTTTTTATACAGGAACAACAAATGGTACTGCTGCAGAAAGACTCAGAATTACTAGTGCTGGTAATGTAGGTATAGGTACTACTATTCCTTATGGACTACTAAACATTAAAGGAACTAATGGTCAATTAATTTTAGCCAATGGCAATACTTCAACTGGAATGAAGATTACAGCAACAGATGTTAATTACACAGCAAATGGTTATCTTGCTTTTGAAGGGTATTCATTTGAATATGGTAGATTTGATGCTACTGGTAATTTTATGGTTAATAGTTCTGCTGGAACTAAATATGTGCAATTACAACCCGATGGAAGTATTAGGTCTGTACATGCAAATGGTGTGGGTGGTGATTCAGTATTTAGTGCAATTACTGGTGTAAGTAATGGCTATCAAATTAGCGTTACAACAGGAAACGCACAAACTTATAAATGGCACAATGGCGGTACGCAGTCAATGACACTAGATGCTAGTGGTAATTTATTAGTGGGTACTACAACACAAAGAAACGCTGCTAAATTTACACTTTCATATAATGGTTCAACGAATAATGGAATAGCTATTATTGAGACAGCAACCGCTTCAGGTACTGAGTTTTTAGCTTTTCAAAATGCGTCAGGAACTAACATTGGTAGTGTTTCACGAGTTACAACAACAGATGCTGTTCTTTATAACACAACTTCTGATAAAAGATTAAAGTCAAATATTGTTGATGCAAATCTAGTTTTAGAAAAATTAATGAATGTTAAAGTTCGTCAATTTGATTGGACAGAAGGAAATTCACATCAAGATGCAGGGTTTATTGCACAAGAGTTAGAACCAGTTTTATCAGGAATAGTAACGAAAGGTAAAACAGAAGAAGATATGTGGCAAATAGATTATGCAAGACTAACTCCATACCTTGTAAAAGCAATACAAGAACAACAAATATTAATAGAATTATTAACAACTCGACTAACAGCATTGGAGAATAAATAATGGCAACTTTTACATGGAATGTATCACAGACAAACTATGAAGTCTCAAATGGCTTTATAACTACTGCTCATTGGCAATGTAGTGCTGTCGATGGCGAATATACAACATCTACATACTCAACTTGTTCATGGGCAGATGGAACACCTAGCGTACCTTATGCTAATGTAACAATGGCTGAAGTCCTAGATTGGATATGGGCTAGTGGAGTAGACAAAGACGCAACAGAGGCATCATTAGCACAACAGATTGAGTTACTCAAGAATCCTGTTTCATTAACAGGCACACCTTGGACAACTGTGTAAAGTTTTTTAACCAACCTAGGAGAATGAAATGAGTGAAAACACGAAAAAAACTCAAATCACGATTGACGATGTAGAGTATGCGTATGAGGACTTAACGCAAGAACAGCAACATCTTTTTAACCATTGCCTTGACTTGGATAGAAAGATTGGTTCTGCACAGTTCCAACTTGACCAATTATCTGTTGGTAAGAATGCATTTATTAACTTATTAAAAGATGCGTTAGCTAAGGAAGAGTAGAGCATGGAAAGCATGATTGCAGAGAACGATAAACGAATCAGCGTTCACGAACAAGTTTGTGAACAACGATACAAGCGAATAGAGGAGGCTTTTGAAAGAGGCTCTAAACGCATGGCTCGAATCGAATATATGCTCTATGCAATCATGTTATTTACTTTCTTTGGTAAGGATACTTTTGTGGAGTTGCTACAGGCGGTCATTATAAAATGATGCCTGAAGGTTTCCTGATTGAAAAGCTAGCGCCTGCCCTTGGTGGTTTGTTTGGTGGCTTGTCGCTTGCTATGTTTTGGACTCCTGAGAAATTGCAAGAAAAAGGTAAGGTTGCAAGCGTGTTTATTGCAGGCGGAATCAGCGCAATGGCTGGCTTTGCGTTCACAGGAATTGCTGCTGAAAAACTAGGTATTAGTTCTGAGAAGCTAGACGTGTTAATTGGATTAGCGTGGGTGCTTGGAATGTGTAGTGTAGCTGTCATTAATTGGGTGTCTAATTACATGGTCAAGCGAGAACACATGGATATTTCAGAAGTAGCAGACGAAATTAAGCAAAAAAGAGCAAAGAAATGACATTAATTCATTGGCTAATGTCTATCTTGGTAATTGAACTGATTGCAGTATTTATAGTAGCTTTCTTAGCGTTTAGTGGCTTTTTTACTGATATGCGTATGTTGTCAAAAATTGGTATTTTTGTCATGACAACAGGTCTTATGGTTCAAGTTATGCGTTCATTACATTATTTTGAGTATGGTGCGTACCCTGTAGATACTTTGTTTCCTCTGTGGATTACTAAGGACATAGGCGCATCAATTATTATATTTGACTTAGCATTGTTACATTTTAGGAAGGATAAATAATGTTTCCATTAACAGCTTTGTTTGATGTTGGCATGAAGGTTTTGGATAAGTTTATACCTGACCCTGAGGCTAAAGCCAAAGCTCAGCAAGAATTATTGCAAATGCAACAAGAAGGTAAGTTAGCTGAATTAAACGCTGATAATATAGAGGCTCAAGAACTCACCAAAAGACAATCTGCTGATATGATGTCTGACTCTTGGCTATCTAAGAATATTCGCCCTATGACTCTTATATTCATTCTAATCACCTATACAGTCTTTGGCATGATGTCAGCTTGGGATATTGAGGTAAATAACAACTATGTAGAGCTGCTAGGTCAGTGGGGTATGCTCATTATGAGCTTCTATTTCGGAGGCAGGACGCTAGAAAAAGTGATGGAGATGAAGAAGAATGCTAAGTAAAGAAGAGCTGAATGATATTTTTGAGTATAAAAATGGTGACCTTATTCGAAAAAAAACTAGAAAAATTATTAAATCACCAGTAAATGGATACTTTCGAGCAACAATAAATAAAAAAATTTATCTTGCACATCGAATTATTTTTATGATGCATCATGGCTTTGTTCCAAAAATAATTGACCATATAAACGGTAATCGTTCTGACAATAGGATTGATAATTTAAGGGTGGCAAGTAATAATCAAAATGCTTGGAATAGAATTGCTAATAAAAATTCTACAAACCCTATTAAAGGGATTAGGTTACATAAAGATAACAAATGGGAAGCAAGAATTCAAGTTAATAAAAAGTCAAAATATTTAGGTGTATTTGATGATATAGAGCTTGCAGAACTTGTTGTAGTTGAGGCTAGAAATAAATACCATAAGGAGTTTGCAAATAATGGCTATTAGTAATTGGGATAAATCATTCGATATGGTCATCGCCCATGAGGGCGGATTTACTAACGACCAACGTGATAAAGGTAATCATTTACCTGATGGTCGTGAAGGTTGCACTATGTGGGGATGTACACAAGCTGTTTGGGAAAAATATGTAGGACGTGAAGTAACTCAAGATGATATGAAAGCGTTGAAGAAAGAAGATGTTAAACCGTTATATAAAAGAGATTATTGGGACGCTGTTAGGGGTGACGATTTACCTAATGGCGTGGATTACGCCGCTTTTGATTTTGCTATTAATGCAGGGGCATCCGCTTCTCGGAAGATGATTCAAAGAGCCTTACGAGTAAACGCTGATGGTGTTATTGGACCTGCTACCTTACAAGCCATTAAAGATGCTAATGGGTTAGACTTACTCAAAAAATTCAGCAATAATAAAGAAGAGTTCTACAGGTCATTATCAAACTTTGAAGTTTATGGCAAAGGATGGCTAAAAAGGGTGGCTGATGTACAAAAATCAGCAGAAACCATGATTGTATAGGCTTTTCCAAGAAAAAGTATTAAAATCACTACAACTGTTTGGGAAAAACGGTAGCCGAGATTAACTAGGGCAACTAAATATGACAACTCCTGCGGCAGTAATGACTTATGACAGTTTAACGACAGATATTACGCAATATCTAGAGCGTAATGACGCCGCTGTTGTTAACCAAATTCCATCCTTCATTATGTTAGCGGAGTTTGAGATTGCCGAACAGATTAAGACTCTAGGTCAACAGCAAGTTGTCGAATCCACGATGACTATTGGCGAGCCTGTAATCCCTAAGCCTGCAAGATGGCGTAAGACAGTTTCCATGAATGTTACCGTAAGTGGG